GCTATCTCTTTCAATTCACCATTTTCATCTTCATAAGTTGCTTCTATACCATCAGGCCGTTTTACCTTTAACCATATGCCAGGAAATGAAAGGCAACCCTCATCCATAAGAATAAGGTCATCAGATGTAGAAACTATCTTAGGGTTAAAACAAGCAATGATTTCTTTCTTCTTTATATCAGAATACATCACAAATACTCGTTCCATAACACCACACTGATTTGCTGACAAACCAACACCAGCAGAACCTTTCATAGTTTCTATCAAATTGTCTTTAATCTCTTGCCTATTAAGACCTTCACTACACCCTGACAATGGTATAGAAAGTAGAGGGTTATTGTTCTCAATTAATTTGTATGTTGTCATTATGTTCTCCCATAAAAAAATGTACAGTTTCTTTGATTTAATAATTGTTTTTTATGCCATCTATTACTAAACAAATACCAAGCACAATTGTCTTTGCCAGTCATATTACCAAACCATTTAATTCGGCCTACACTTATTATTTTTTCGCAGTATGGCATATATTCTGAGCTTTGTCTTGTATGCATCCAATCAGCATCAAAAAGTAACCAAGTAGGTTTTAACTTAGAAAAATGTTCTATCATAGGATGTAGTATTTTTCTATCCCATGGCGGATTTGTAATTATATATTCTGATTCTAATAACTTATCTTTACCAACATTCTCAAACGAGTCTTTATATATACCTTCAGCTTGTGGTTCTATATCACTTGCCCACATACAAACACCATCATACCATTCTAGGTGTCTACATAATGTTCCATCTCCAGCACATGGTTCTGCAAAACTAAATTCTTTAGGAAGATGTTCAATTAAAGGTTCTACAGCTTCTATCGGCGTAGGATAGAAGTCTCTTGGTTTTCTTTCAAAGTCTGATCGTTTTCCCATAATTAACTCATATGACTAAAGTTTTTGATTTTTTCAAATTTAACTGTACTTCTAAATTTATCTGCAAGAGCATCTTGTTTATGACTAATCACAAATACATTTTCACCACCCAAGGTATTTAGAATCTTTAGAAACTCATCTGTACCAGTACCATCAAGTGAGCTATCAAATATCTCATCAAGTATAAGTAGATTAGTATTTGCAGAGTTTTTCATCTTTGCAACAGCTCTCCAAGTAAAGAGCAAAGCTAAATCAATACGCATCTTTTCACCTTCACTAAATGAAGAGTAAGAAAAATCATCACGGTGGCGTGACTTAATAGTTTCTTCAAAACTTTCATCTAAAGTAAAGTTAACATAGAACTCCATAGAAGTTAGATACGTATTGATTAGCTTATTCATAATAGGTAGATATTGTTTTATTATCTTTGTCTTAATACCTGTATCTTGAAGCATATTCTTTGCAGTTTCAGAATATGTTTTATCTTCAATCAATTTAGATTTTTGTTCTCTAAGATTTATGAGTGAAGATTTTAACTCTCCAAGTTTTTCATAATCATTTTTGTTAACATCAGCGTGTTGTAGTTGATCTATTTCAGCTTGTAAAGTACTGTTGAACTTTTCTAGTTGCAGAATAGATTCATTGTCTTTTGCAATTTGAACTTCATGCTCTCTGATACCATCAGCAATATTAACAATTTCTTTTTGACGTTCTTTATATTTTTCTAATTCATCCTTTAACTCTGATAAACCTTTAGATATTTTATCTGTCTCTTTTACTTTTGTTTTAATAATATCAGTTTTAAATAATTCACTGATATGTTGCTGACAAGTAGGACAATCTTCATTTGTTTCAAAGAAGTTTATTGTTGAAGAATGAGCTCTATGTTTTTCATTAAGAGTAGACTTTATACTCTGTAACTTTTGATACTTAGATTTTATAGAATCAGAATCACTAATTTGTTTTAGTAATGCGATATTAGTATTCTCAAATTCACTTATCTTATTTTGTCTTTTATGTATCTCTTCTTGATTTGAAGCAAATAGAATTGTCTTTTCTTTGAGTGATTTATTTTTATTCTTTTTCATCTCATCAATATAATTGTCTTGTAAATCAATTTTTTCTTCTGTAAGACTAGACTTGTATTCTACATCACGAATTTCTTCAGCATTGTTTTTTAGCTTCTGTTTTAGTAACATATTCATAAGAGAGAATATTTGTATATCAAGTATCTCTTCAACCACTTCACGGCGATGCTTAGACTTCAACTGCATGAATGGTATAAAAGTAGAACTACCAAGAATAACAACCTGAGTAAAACTACGATAGTTTAACTTTAGTATTTGTTGTTCAAGATATTTTTGATAGTCTCTAGAATTTGCGTCTTGATTATACATCTTACCATTAACATATATCTCAAATACATTTGGTTTGATTCCACGCACTACTTTTATTTTCTTTGAGCCTATCTCAAATTCAACCTCGACCATAGCTCCACTCATATTAACTGAATTTACCAGTTGAGATTTGTTGATACCACGAAATGGTTTACCAAACAAACCAAAGCATAATGCATCAAGAACAGTAGATTTTCCTGCTCCATTCTCACCTATGATAAGTGTTGTTGAATTTCGGTCTAGTTGAATTTCGGTAAAGTTATTACCTGTCGAAAGAAAGTTCTTCCAACGCACATATTTAAAAATTATCAAAGTTCTAAGTCCTGAGCCTCGTTATATAAACTCTTCATAGTAGTTTTGAGTCTGTCTTTACTAAGAGTAATATCAAGCTCATCAATATACTTATCAAGTAGTGTTAGAGTGTCTTCTGTATTTTCAACAATATCATCTGATACATTACTTGCATCAAGTTCACTAAAGTCTTCAATTATCTTTACTTCATGACAATCTGCTCTTAAAAGTTTATCTGTAAATTTATCAAAAGCATATAAGTCTTTTTTGTTTACCACAATTACTTTTACATAATGTTCTTTGTATTTGTTAACATCGTGTTTGCTATAATCATTTTGAGAATCATCATAGTAAATCTTTTTAAATAATGTAAAAGGATTCACGATACGTTCTAATTCTCTAGTTGCAGTATCAAATATATGAAATCCTTTTTGATCATCACAATCATTCCAATAAATTTCATAAGGTGTTCCCAAATAATATATCTGACCATCATCATTTTTATGGTGAAAGTGGCCACTGAATACAGTTTCAAATCTTTTAAAACTCTCTTTATCCCAACCACCATCAGAAACCATACCTTGACTATTCATTGGAAAACCAGCAATTTCTAAGTGACCCATAAGAATATTAGCTTTAGCAGTATTTAATTCTTTTATAGATTCATCATAGTTGTTTGCATTTATCCAAGGCATTAAAAGTATAGGTGTACCATCAAATTCTACAACTTTAGGTGTAGTATATATTTTACCATACCCAGCAAGTTCTTCCATAGAATTTACTTCACTAGTATTTTTATAATACGTATCGTGATTACCAACAGTAATATGTAAATCTATATTAAGTTCTCTAAAACGATCTATAAATCCTTGTCTAAAGTCTGTAGCTGTTTTATATGAAACATACTTACGCCTATCCATAACATCACCCATATGAATACAGGTAGTTATTCCTCTTTCTACTAATGTAGGAAAGAATACTTCTTCATAGAATTTAAAGAAAAAATCACTAAAGTTTTGATTGTCATTGCGAGCACCAAAATGTGTGTCAGTTATAATCGCAATTTTCAATCGTGGCCTCTTTCAGCTATCTTATCAATATCATCATCTTCCATAAAATTTTCTAATCCTTTTTTTGAAGCTGAAACTTTTTTCTTTGGTTTATAAACATCTTCATCTGGAAGCATTACTGTAGGATCAAAACCAGCAACAGAATAACCTGTATCATCTCCTGGCATAGTTACCCAAGATTCATAACTTACAGTTTCTATTAATTTATTTCTAACATGAGTTTGTTTTTTTTCTTTCGCAATCCGTCTAAGAAAAGCATAGTATATAATTTGTGTAAAATACGCAAAAGGATTTTTAGATTTCTCAGGATTAAAGTTTTGAGCATATTGTAAACAGTTTTCTATACCATCAGATACCATTTCTTCTCTATAGGTGTAATTTATAAAGTTAGGTCTATATGCTAAGTGTGTTGCAATCTTTAGAAAACATTCACCTATGTAATTATTAACTGGAGGTTTAGGTGTTTCTTTTTTATCATCAGTCCACTTTTCTCGCCAGTCAATCATTGCTTGTAAAAATACTTTATTATCAACGTAATGTGGTTTTGTTTTCTTTTCAGCCATTAGAATTAAAGCTCCTTATTAGTACCATTGTTTCTAATATATACTATCTAAGTCTTTTTGTCAATGAACTTATAATTTTATCTTTTTTGGAAAAGAGAATTGACAATACCTTAAAACCTCTATATACTCAACTATGTTGAGGGGTTAATGTATTAGTTTACTATCTACTTCTAGTTCATCTAATAGTTCATCATATATCTCTTCATCAGTAAATTCTTCTTCAAATGACTTTGAGTTTGAGCTACGTTCATCTTCTTCCCATGCTTTTAATTTTTTTATAAAGTATTCGTAATATTTAGATAGTCCAACGGATACTTTAGCCATTGTTATAATTGTAGATTTTCTAATGTCGAAATATTTTTGTTCTGTGTATGGTTCAATCCAGCGACTTAAATTTAAAGAATCACTTTCTCCCCTATCAAAGTTTGTTCTCTGCGAGATAACAGACATTAATAATGGGTCTTGTATTTCTATATTATATTTATTATCAGAAGTTATAGAAGCAATAATATTTTCACCATTTGTAAGTTTAATTATTTTGTAACTTGTATCATTTCTTTTAGAACTATGCATATTACTATACTCCTACACCTTTCATAAATGTTATTATAGAAGGCCCAAATATTGAAACTCCCCATATTAATAAACCAAGTGTAATTAT